TTGTCAGACCCCGTACCGTCGATAAATATAGGCCAGGGATCTCCACCAAGGTTTAGAGTCGTGGATATCTCACAGCTGGGTCTGTCTTTGTGTCGTTTTAATATATCCCCTTTTTTGTATGCTCTAGAATAAGAGTAAGTGGGTATTAAATCTAAGCCTGTTTCTTTTTTCATTACAGGTAGCATTTTCATTAGTAATGTTTCCATTACAAAATCAGCATAACAAGAGTATGTATTAGGCACTTGTTGATCGGTCCATGTTCCAAGCATTGGGGACTGTGAATGTATGTTATGTCTATACATAAAATCAACTGCCTCTCTTTTTAATAAAAAATAATTAAATATAAAATTAGCTAATTCAAAAGATAAAGCTTTTTTAATAACGTGGTATTTAAACATTAAATCCTTTCTGTAAAAAATTAAAAGATACTGATATCCTTATATCATCACTCTCGTTTGGTTCAACACAATGCCACAGCCATGCAGGAAATATAATTATTCTACCTTCCAATGGATCTACGCGAACCTCTCTCCATAGATGTGAAGGTGGTTCTCCTTCTTTTCTATTTGGCATAACCATATGTGCTGCAGACCTTGGTTCATTAAATACTATTTGTCCAGAGTTTTTAGGTGCTTTAATATAATACACACCACTAAAATGAGAGTTGGGATGTAGATGTGGTCTGTTGTATCCACCTGGTGGATTTATGTTAGCCCACATATTACCCATTAAAGGTTTACTTTCCAACCACTCTTCTTGAAATATATCCATTTGCATTTTAAATAATTCATCTACCAATGGTTTAAACACGGGTATCTTGTGCATGTCGGTTGTGCTATGCCAACCATTCATATTAGTTCTCTTAACTCCTTTATCTCTATCAGCCCAAGCAAGAACTTCTTTTTCAAAAAGTCTATTGTCTAAATTTACATCTTTTGCATATATGATTGTTGGAAAGTATGCAGCTTTAATCATCATTTAAACGGTGTGCCTCCAAACCACATAACCAAAGATTTTCTGTTACCACGTATTACAGGTTTAACTCTGTGTCTAATAAACGATGCAAAAAATACTGCGTGTCCTTGTTTTATTTTTGCAACTTTACCTTCAGCCATTAACTCTAAATCTCCGCCCTCAAATTCATTTTCAGGAGATAATAGACATGTCATAGATATTTTTCTTACAGGTGGTTCGTGTTGACAGTTAACATCATTATCTACATGCCAATCATAGAATCCGCCTTCTGGATATTCTGTGTATTGTGCAAATTCTGTAAGTTGCATTCCATCAAAACCAAAATGATTACCATTACTAGTTTTCATAATTTTTTCTATGTCTTTATACATGTCAGGCATTTTGTTAAATGGTATCCAACTTATGTGTGAGGTTCTGGTTTTGGTATCTATAACACCACCTTTAATACCTTTACTGCTTCCAACAGATGCGTCTTGTTTAGGTTCAGCACGTCCAGCTTCAATAATCATTTGACATTGTTTAGGTGTAAAGATTGGTGTAGTTGTTTCTACTATATAAGATTTCCATCGTGGTTCTGTTATCATATTAATATCCGTATTCTACCCATCCTGTTATTATATATTTATCATTCGATAAAGGGGGGTTGCCTCTATGAAGATGTGTAAATTGTGCAGGCCAAACTAACATAGTATTTTTTTCAGGTTTAAATCTACACTTTTGATATAAAAATTCTGTCTCTCCACCTTCTGTTACATCGTTGAGATATACCATAAAAGCTAGTATTCTATTTCTAGCTTTCATTTGAGAATTTTCACAATGCCAAAAATGATAACCTTCACCTACTTTAGTTTTCTGTATTTTAACTTCTAATATGTTGTGACTAGATAATTTTTTTAAGTATGAATATTTTTTAACATACAGAGGATAAACATCTTTAAAAAACATATCTATAAAAGGTCTATTTACATAAGTTAAGGAAACATTCATGTCTCTAATAGTATCTATTGCATTATCAGATACTAACATTTCTTCTTCTTTTCTTGGATATACTGCACCTTGTTGCTCACACTTATTAAAATAATTTGTGTAATCATCTATCAATTCATTAGGCATAAAGTTTTTAAATATACCTATGTGATTATCTATGTAATATTGTTTATCCATTATACTGCACCTCTATTTTTTATCGGATCAAACTGCACATCACAATTTGCAGCTAACGTTCGTCTTACTTCGTCTGTTCCATTAAATGGATATACTGTGTGTCTCATATCATATGGAAAAATATAAAAGTCTCTAAGGTCCATGGGTGGTTGATAATCTATCTTTGCAAACTGACCATTAGCTGCACCTAATATCTGTAGTCTACCATTTTGTTGTACGTGTTCTGCTGAATATTCTTTACCATATGTTGATGGTAGTTTTAAAATCATTACACTAGATAAACCAGTAAATAACATACCTCTATGAACATGAGCTGGATTATATTCATGTTGTTTCATTTCATTAATCCAAATAGAGTTAAGGTGTAAATTATAGTCTTTAATTTTATTAAAAGCTAAATAATGTTTAAACATTTCCATAAAATAATTTGTTACATCTTTTGGTAACATATTATGATTTTTCATCTTTGTTTGATCTTCTCCATGATAAAATAAAGAATGTTCATTTTCTATCTTACCAACTAATTGACCATTAGCAGGTTTTAGATTATGAAAATTAGTTTCATAAATATAATTAATCGAACTAAATATATCTAAAGGCACTTGATACTTTAAAATCGATTGACCTAAAAATACAAAATCAAATTTTAATGTGTCCATATTTTTCTCTAATGCTTTTTGGCACAATATAATTATTTGCTTGTTTTCTAACTGTTGGTTTTATAGTGTGCATATTCTTTCCTACTACTGTATCGTCGTATTCTATATCATTAATATTAATTTGTTTCAAGTTTTGAAACTTATGAGGATAATATGGTTCTTCTAAAAATTTATATAATTCCTTAAATATTTTTTCTGGATCAGCTACCATGTCGTTGTATCTAATAAAATGACACATGTTTGGATAGTTGTATGCATTTTGAATGGATTTAATTTCTTTTACAATAGCGCCATCTTCATTCATTAATTTTGATAGTTTTTCTTCGTCAGTTTTTCCTAATTTATTTACAAACGAATCTGGATTTTCTGTATACCATTTCATATAGCTTGCAAACACATCCATTAAATCTCTAAGTAAAACAATACACTTAAAACCATGTTTAAAATGTTTTTGCATTAATTCAAAATTTCCAGGATTATTACTTGTTAACACAGGTCCACGATCTATAATTATTCGTTGAGGCCAATCTCTGTAATATAAATTATACACATTATCTAATACATTATCTAACGATTTATGATCAGGAAAGTTTTGAAAAGTATCTGTTGTCTTTATTAAATAAAGATTTTTCATTATCTCTAATGTTATAGAATTACCTGTGCAAGCTACACTGGTATTTTGATTTATAATACTTGCAAACAAAGTATTTCCAGATCTAGGTAATGCTACGAGAAAAAATAACTTACGGTTTTGGTTTACCATGTTGTGTTATTTGTTCTTTCTTTTGATAGCTACTTTCTAATTCACCAGACTTTTTAATTCTTTGTAATGATTGTAATTGTCCCATTACATTAAATACTTCAGCCTCTGATGAGTTTGCATTTAATGATTTAGCTTTTTCATGATACTGCAATCCATAAGATTCTAACTGGTGAACGTTGACATCTTTATCATTAAACGATCCATCGTTAAATTCTTTCTTTAATTTAGACCACATTTTAATTTCTCTCATTCTATGTTTTGCAACTTTTTCCATAGATGCTTTACCAAATCTACATTCGTCTAAATCTATTTGATATTTAGTTCTTTTGTAGTCGTCTTCTTCTGTTTCAATTTTCTTTTCTAACCAAGTTATCTTTGCTTCGTTTCTTCTGTAATCAAATGACAAAGCCATGAGATTATCTAAGTAACTAGATTGTTCTCTTACACACTGCCAATATTTTGCAGCTTTGGTTGGGTATCGATTATCTTGTAATACAGAAAACCTTGCCTCTGTTTCTGTTCGAAACATTTGTTTCTTGGTCCATGTATCACGAAGCTCGTCTACCATACCTTTAAACGATGATAGATCTTCCGTTGATAACAGATTATTTAGATGTGGTTCTTCTTGTTGTATAACTTCTTTAACGTCTTTTTTCATGTCTTTATCCTTTATAATTAAATGTAATATATATTATTTAAAATATATTACAAGTCTTACGAATCACTAAATGTAACAGTTGTAGGCTGATTTGAATCCCATTCTTCTGTTGCTCCTGTAACTGGTGGTGTTCCACCAAACGCTACTGCATTATTTATTGTGCCATCTCCAGCAAGACTATTTCTAGAGGTGTTTAAATCAGACACCTCTGTCCAGTTTGAACCATTCCATTCTTCGGTTGCACCTCCTGATGGATTTCCACCAAAACCTAAACCAGAGGTATTATCTGCTCCTGCACCTGATAAATATGTTCTAGCTGTGTTTAAATCTCCAGTTTCTGTCCAGTTAGTTCCATTCCATAACTCAGTAAGATTTTTTGTCCCTGGTGAACCAGGACCATCACCACCAAACGTTAAAGCTGATGTTTGTGTTCCAAATCCTGCATTAGCATATCTTGCACTATTCATATCGTTAACCTCAGTCCAGTTAGTTCCATTCCAAGATTCAGTAAGTGCTTTGTGTGCTCCTCCTCCATATCCACCAAAAGCTAAAGCAGCAGGAACTAACCCTGCTCCCACATTTCTTCTTGCAGTGTTTAAATCGTTAACTTCAGTCCAGTTACTTCCATTCCAAGATTCTGTAGCCGCCGTATCAGGATCACCACCAATTGCTAACGCAGCTGTTTGTGTTCCTGCACTACCCATTTCTTGTCTTGCAGCGTTTAAATCGTTAACTTCAGTCCAGTTAGATCCGTTATAAGATTCTGTTACAGCTGTGGCAGGTGGTACCGAACCACCAAAAGCTAAAGCAGCTGTATAAATGCCTGCCCCTCCTAACACTCTTCTTGCAGTATTTAGACTACCGCTTGTGGTCCAAGCTCCAACTAAAGTTGTAAAACTCCATTCTTCTGTTGCTGCTGATCTTGAAGGATCTAATCCACCAAAAGTTAAAGCTGCTGTATTAGAATTACCAGATCCTCCCACAGCATATCTTGCAGTACTTAAATCTGCAACTTCAGTCCAATTAGTTCCATTCCAAGATTCTGTATTTGCATAAACTGTTGGTGGGTTTCTTCCACCAGAAATTAAAGATGCTGTATTA